GTACATCAGTTATGGGTATACACAGCATGGGTTCAGTTGACGATAGTGCGTCAGGTGCTTTACCCATCTATTATGAAGCAGTTATTGCAGCCATTGATAGAGTTGATGCTAAAAGTGATTTGGATTTGCCTATTTTGTCTTCTGTACCTTACAAATCAGAAGATCACAGGAATTTATCATCTGAACTAGGTAAAAAGTCACTCTTTCGATATGAGTTTACCCCTTACATTGATATATACGGCAAATTACCTGGTCCTGTTCTGGTAAAGAACAAATCTAAATTGCAAAGATCTGTCCCTACTGGTATTCTTAATAATCTTTTTTCTGAGCATTTTAATTTTGTTAGGACTGAGAAATATAGTAAGCCTATTATGCAACCTACTGTTGTTAATGGTGAATATGTTAGTCCTTATAATATTGGTGTTCGCAAGATGAATAAACCAAATTATCGTCTTGAAAAAGAAGTTTTGAGGAAGGTAAAGAAATCTCTTTTTTCCCGTCTCGAAATTTTGAAGGATATAGTTCCTGGTAAGCTCCAACCACTCGATGTTTATACAGCTATCAACGGTGCAAAGGATGATCCTTTTATTAAAAGAATGACTCGTAGTACCAGTGCTGGGTTTGGATTTCCAGGATCTAAGGAAAAATATCTCATTCGTGATGATGACATTAATTCTTTGGCTGGTGATAAATTGCGTGATAGACTCATTGATATAATTAACAGTTACGAAAATGGTGAATCTAGTATGCCAGTTTACGTTTCAGCGTTAAAAGATGAGCCACGAGAAATATCCAAATGTCTTGCTGGTAAAACTCGTCTTTTCTATATAAGTCCCATTGATCAGGTAGTACTTGCTAGAATGTATCTCTTCCCATTTTATTCTCTAATGGTTGAAAACGGCGATTTGTTTTGTACTGCTGTTGGATGTAATCCTCACGTTGATTTTGATCGTTTACGCAATAATCTCCATAATTTTTCTCCTTTTATAATGGAAGGTGACTATTCTGGTTTTGATATCAATGCTAACTATGATCTTCGTGTTTTAGTTAATAGAGTAATTTATGAGATATTGGAAATGTTAGGGTATAATGCCAACGCTCTTACTATTGTTAAG